AATCTTTGCTCCTGCCTGTGTGGTTATCTCCAAAAAAAACCTGCCTTCTTTGGAAGTACGCAGGTCGTTCACAAATGTACCAAGTCCGGTTTCAGACACGTTTATCAGCATATCAACCGATGCCGAACTGCCATAAATCGGTGACAGTATGTCGCTGTCATTGTCGGATTTCCATTCAATTTTGATGCCGCCTTTGGCCACCTGAAAGGCTGAATCTGAACCCATCCAATCAGTATCGTAAATGGCTGCGTTGTACTGCGTTCCATCCGGTGCTTTGCCTATGCCGTAGATTCTTAATGCCATGTTTCTGTTTTTGTCTGATTAAATGAAGCGGTTAAAATGCACGTCCTTGTTTGCTTTGTGCGCGCTCAAGTACAAGAACAAGGTCTGTACCCCTGACTGTAAATTCACCCTGCATAACGCCGCCCGACTGCCCCATGTTTTCTAACAGTCTGTTTGTGCGCATATTGGATATGACTTGCGAACCACGCGGAATATTGACAAGTTCCGGCCCTTTTTCACCGACCAATGCCATACCACCGGGCGCAAAGGCAGTACCACGCGCAAATCCATTAACGCCGATTTTTGAAATCAGGTTTGTAAATAGCACACTCGCCACCGATCCGGCCGCTGCTCCGGCTGCAATGTTGAACGGGAAAGGTACAGATGTCAGCGCCTTTGATACAGCACTTGCTACGCCCTGCTGAATGTATGAGCGTATTATTTTCAGTCCGGCTGATATTGCAGCCTGTGCGAGTTCGCGCATGGAAGTAGCGCCTTCGGATGCGCTTTGCGCCATCGCATTGGCAATACCAAGCACGGTATTTTCAATCATTGTGCCCTGCTCTGAAATCAGTTCAGCGGTGGTTGTGAATGCCTCTCCGAACTTCAGCGTGCCTTCAGTCAGGCCTTGCGTAATCTCTGAAATGCGCGTGTAGTAATCATCCAGCGGCTTTGTGTCAACCTGCGATATAACAGGCAGTATTCCCGCACCTTCACTTTGTACGCCCGTTGGCGTTGGTAGTGTCGGGATGGTCGGTATTGTGCCAAATTCGCTATACAGCCCTTTCAGTTGCTCCTTAAGGTTTTCAACCTCCGCTGATGTGGGGCTGAATCCTGCATCAATCAGGCGTTTCAGTCCTTTCTCAATCGTCTCTGCCTGCTGTACAATATCCTCCGCACCAAGTGCATTCTGATAGTCCTTTTCAGCCTGAATATCCGCCTGGACTTCTTTGTAAACATCTTTCAGGCGGTTTGCCGCTGCAATGGCCGCTTCTGATGCCTGTGTTTTTTTGGCATTGGCCGCTGTCGCTGCATTTGCGGATTCCGTTTGCGCTTTTGTGGCTGCATTGAGCGCTACACGCTCCGCTGCATATCCATCAACAACCTGCTTAATGGTTGCAATCTGATCTTCAGTATTTTTTAACGCCTCCTTTGCTTTCAGGAATGCTTCCGCTGTGTTACCTCCGGCATTGAAATCACCATCATTACGATTAATCCCTACCCGCTCCTTTCTTGTTGCATTGTATTGCTTTTCGGCTTCTGCAAGTGCTTTAATCTGCGTTTCTCTCTGCTTATCAAGTTCAATAAGTTGCGCCTCCGCGCCTTTCGCACGTGCTGCCTTGAGAATGCTATCAGCATATCCTTCATAAGCCGTTTTTAACTTGTCAACTGTGGCTGTTTCAACTGTTAATTGACCAAAGTATTGAGGATTAATTGCTTTTAGTTCATTGAGTGCCTCAATCTTATCTTCCCGCTTAGCATTTTCATCTCCAAGTATCTTGATAAGTGATTCAACCTGTGCGCGCTCTCCGGCTGTTTCAGATTTAGCCTGCGCTGTCAAGTCGTTCACCACCTGCATTGCTTTCTCAGTCGCTGTAAGTTGGCGGTTGAAAGCGCCCATCTCATACGCCATTGACGCAACAGCCACCGCAAGCCCAATTGCAATAAATGCCTGTGTGGCGGGTGATAGCGCAATCAAGGCGGTGCGAACCGTTCCTAACCACTTGACAACATCTTTCAGGTACGGAAGCATTGCTTTCCATGTGCCAATAAACAAAGATGAAACCAACTGAATAGAGCCTAATACTTTGGCAATTGGCCCAATAGCCACCAAGAATGCGCCAAAGTACGCAATTGCTGTTTTGGTGGAACTGCTTAGGTTGTTGAATGCCGCTGCTGCGTCCGTGATAAACTTTGCGAACTTCTCAAGACCGCCCTTAATATCAAACGCATCGTTAATGGCCAATCCCACTTTACCGAGCGCTATCTTCACAGCATCCATCGCGTTTTCAATGTTGTTCTTGATGCCCGATTTGACACGTGGAAGTTCGGCTGCGGCTGCTGTGATGCCCTGAATAAACTCTTTAGCACCTACATTCAATGCCCGCAATCCTTCAGCGCTTTGCGTTCCGAATGCCTTTTGCATCAGCGTAGTGATGTTCGGCATATTCTCCGCAATGATGCTTAAGTCCTCCTGAAGCACGCGGCCTTTGGCAATCATCTGCGTGAACTGCTTTGTTACGCTGTCAAAGTTTTCAGCGCCAAAGCCAACAGACGCAACCGAGTTGCCCAACTGCTTTATAATATCCCTTGCTTCACCTGCTGCAATACCAACTCCCTGTAATCGGATGGAAGCGCCCACTACTTGTTCAAGTCCCAAGCCCGGCCCTTCGGCAATCTTTGTAAGTTTCTCCAACTCCGCGCCTGCCTTCTCCGCGCTACCTAATTGCGACTGTAGAGCAAGGGTAAGGCTCTCCAAGTCTCCAGCAGCCTTGATGGCAGCACCACCGAATAGGCCAAGCGGAGCGGACAAGGAGAAGGATAAGTCAGAACCTATACGCGAAAGTTTTTCACCTGAACGCCGGAGCGCTTTCTCTGTAGCAGCAAGCGCTTTCTCGTCAAAAATTATGCCCAGCCTTACATTAAGTCCTGTTGATTGTGATGCCATCTTTGTTTAGTTTAGCCTCCATGTAACGGGCGTAAAGTTCAGGGTTGGTTTTTTTCAGGATTTCATCTGCATCGCGGTCGAATTGGTCAAACTCTTCACGCTCTTTGTCGTTCATCTGTGAGCGTGTTTTCAGGTGTGACTTAATCGGAGCGTCCCAGGCAAACGGTAACAAATCAGCAGGCTTCTTAATCTGCTTCTTTGAATCTACCGTCTTTGCGACTATGTACGCAACAAAGCGCGTCTGCTCCCATCCGTTTTTAAACTGCTCAAAATGCGCTTCTTGTCGGTACTTGAAATAGGCAGGTGTTGACAGGTAGAACTCCTCCTCATCCATGCCTATTTTAGCAGCCTGCCTTAACAGGTCATGCCAATTGATTTTTAAGCCCGTTTCTGCTTTGTCGGCTTCGCCGGGCTGTTCGCGTTTCCCGCGTCCTGCTGTGGGAATGACTCCTGAAACATCTGCATCATTTCAGCGATGGATTCGTTATCAAGCCAATCCGCAAGGTCATCCTCCGTAAAGTCGGGCAACTTCTTAAATTGCCTGTAACCGCACGTGATGCCCGCATAGATCAGGTCTGCCACCACCGACAATCGGGGCGCTCCGCCGGACATCGTTTGAAAGTCCTCTATGGCAGATCGCCCCGTTTTGCGTTCATATTGAATGAGAGCGCCCATGCCAAATTTGACAGGGTGCATTTTGCCGTTTAACTTGATTTGCGACATTGTTAGTGATGATTGATGTGATAAAAAGGATTATTAGGAAATGGTTGTCTGTGCGAGGGCTCCGGTTCCCTGAAACTCTGCAGAGAATGTCACCGCTTCATCGTTGCCGGAGGACTGGATTTGCAGGGACGATATGTACGCATTGCCTGTGTACTTTTCCTCACCCACAGTTCCCGTTTGAAATACAAGCGCTACCGATGTCTGACCGCTCCATGCGTCAAACAGTTCCTCTACGCCATTGGTGGCTGCGAAGTCCACGTTTCCGGTTACGGATGCTGTCCATGACTTTGCACCTGGCAGAAATTCAGAAACCGCGCTGCTGTCTTTGCAGGTCGTTTCAAACATATTGGTGCTCATTGAGATGGAAGCATCTACCTGACAGGTTAAGGCAGCAGGCGTTGCTCCTGTGTAGAGCTTCATGTTCTTTGCTAATACTGTAGCCATGATTTAGTCGTTGTTTTTGTTGTTGAAGATGCGCCGCGCCTGTTGCTTTGGCGTTGTGTCGTTTGTATTCAAATCAGCCTCAATTGACGCAATGAACTGCGGCGTGGCTGTGATTGTCATGTTTTCAGCAAGTGGAACACACAGGTTTTCAATCTGCGCTCCTAACGGATATTTACGCGCCCGTGTGTCATCAGGCACTTGCCTTGCCGTTCCGTTTGTCAGGAGTGGCTGTGCGTCACTCGGTGCAACATCAAGCACCGTACCTGCTCCCCACTTTTCGTAATCTTTCAGAAGTTGTATTTTCATGGTGTTGTCTTTTTATTTGATTCCCTGCTTTTGAGCCTCTGCATTTATGCGCCTTGATAGTAAGCCAATAATGTTTTGAAGCGCGGCATCTCCGGCTGCTGCTATTGCAGCCTGAACAAATCTTTTTCCGGCTCTTATTGTGCCGTTTGCTTGCTTCACGTCATTGTTTACCATGTGAACATAATATCCGTCAGTTGATTTTCCACCAAGCAGAGGGCCAATAATTACGCCCAATTTCGTCCTGCGAAGATTAAGCACTCTATATGCGCGCCTAAGGTTGCCAGGTCGGTAAGTTGCCAGTTTAACACCGAATCCTTTAGGCATCCGCTTTCCCTTCTTTTTGATGCGCTTGTATCTGCTGTGCGGCTTCGACCCCACCGGAACACGGCCTTTGAGCGCTGCAACCAATAAACCGCCCGCCTCTTTTATGTCTTTTTTGGCCTCATTTTTTACATCGGCTGACATCCTGCGAAGTTTGCCACCGAGTACGTTTATTTCCTGCTGTAGCCTCGCATCCATTAGTTAGCAGTTATGAACTGATAAACAGATGTGCGTGAAACAAACAGTACATCCTCATCCATGCCATCAGCCGATGAAATATATTTGCATCCCTCTACCGTTACGCCTCCGGCTGTGCCTGTAACAAAGTCAAGCGCATCCCTGACTGCCACATCTACATTATCCAGCGCTCCGTATGCGTTTAATCCCTGCTTTGCTTCAGCCCAATAGGTGAAGGTTACAGTTGCTGTGTCGTGGTCGCTCTTCCTGTCCTTTTGGTTGTCAGTCGGCGCATTGGACACCGTGAATACAATGGCAGGATAAGTGGCATCTTCAGGGATGAACACAGGATAAATACGAGTGCCAACAAGCGCCGTAACGGCTGCTGTTGCGCTTAATTTGGCGTAAACGTATTGACCTACTTTCATCAGTCGTGCCTTTGTGCTGTGATTAACAGCGATTGCCTGA